ATCCGGGTTCGTTTTTGAGGGAGTAAGATTCTTTGAATCAACCAACTTCCCAGCTAAATCCATCACTGTTAATATCAACGACGGTGCTGGCGCTGTGTCACATACAACCCCTGCTGGCCTATTCTTTGGCCCTCAAGCAATCGGTGTAGGTATTGGTGGACCTAATGCTCAAGTTCTAATTAATAACAACGACGACTTTAGTCGCTTTATCATTTTGATATGGCAACTTTATGCCGGCTTTGCGAACTTGAACAAAGACTTCATCACAACTGCCTTCACGGTATCTGAGTAAGGAGGTATCTAACTAATGGCAACATACAAGTCTTCAGCCGGTGCTATCCTTCAGCCTGGCAACCAAATAAATAGCCTTTCTGGCTATAACGACGAAGGTGTATACGGACTACCAGGTGTTGAGGCATTTGAAGTAGTTGGCTACGTTAAGGTATCTAACCTTACAGCTGACAAGGCTTCATATAAGAGCTTCAGCATTACCGTACCTTCCCCAGATCGCCGTTCAGGTGATCGTGTAAGAGATGATCGTACTTCTTTAGTTGTACAAGCAGACGCAACTCGTCCTGCGTACGTCTATGGAGCATCACTTGCACTTGCAGATGATATCCCTTCTGGTGGTATAGCTGGTTTCCCTGCTTCTCCTGTCACTTGTGGCCTTGGCGGAACAGCGACTGAGCTTCTACTACTAGGTCCTGATAACTCTGGAGCACCTTTAGGTGTACCTGCTACTCAGGCAAATGGTTTAGCTGCCGCATCATCTTCCTTAACAGTTGATGGTAGTGGTCTTATCGCTGCTGGTTCATCTGATGTAACTACTGCAAAACTACCTTTCACAACAGGAGTTTCTGGCACAATCGCTAATACCGATTTCGCTAACTCCATGTTCTACAAGGTAACTGCGGATACTACATTCAAGATATACAACGTCAATGCTATTACCAATACAACAGTAACTGGTGATGGTATTTACATTAGTCAGACCGACTCTGATGCTAACAAAGATGCATATTTACTTGCACGTGTTAACTATCTACGTCCTGCTGCTGCTGTATCTTGGAACGATGTTCAAGGTAAGATTGATTTTGCATCACAAGTAGGTGGAAACGACGAGTAAAATATAAATTACTCATAAAAAGAATTAGGCGAGTGCTTGTGGCTCGCTTTTTTCTTGTCTATATTTAGAGTGGTTATGGAATTTTTATGGAATTGATTTCTTTTTTAATGGTTGTGGGTATTTCATTTACCTTAATTGCTTTGTTTATGGATAATTCTCATCCGAACCATCCACAATAAAGTTGAAAACAAAGGTAGACACTGGTATGCTAATCAGAGGTTAACAATCAAGTTATGTTGTATCAGTACAAACCAACGGGCGGATTAGTAGAAGTTATATCCAAACACGGGGATAATATTATGATGTGCCTTGATGCATCAGAGGAAGTCATTTATGCGGACGAAGATGATTTAATTCCACAAGTAGAAGCAACCAATGAAAAGATAAAAGCAGAAGAGCGTCTTACTGCAGATTTAAAAGCAGATGGTGTAAATCCAGCAACTCCAACAGTTAGAGAAACATTTCCTATCGATACGAGAGTTAATATAAATACTGCAAGTGCAAGACAAATAGCTGATGCTTTACCTGGTGTAGGTCTTAAAACTGCTAGAGATATTAAAGATTTACAGACTACCTGCTCTGGAGAAAGATTTCAAAAATTAGAGCAATTACGTTCTATTAAGCGCGTAGATTGGGACGAAATTTTTAAAGAGAACTTAGTGCGCGTAGACTAGGGATAGGCTTATTCCCAGTTAGTTAATGAAGCTAGATACATTTATAAAATCCAAAATCCGTTGGCATTTAGGTTATAACTTGACATCAGTACCTGCTGGTGACCAAGCGAGACTTGAAGAAGCTATAAATAATGTGCAAGATTCTTTTTGGTATGAGAAAATTGTTGAACAAGTTAGTCGTTGTGATGAAGCTGAAAAGAGAACTGATATAACAGGTAGTGTTAATAATGGAACAGTTCCACGTAACCGGTTAGAAACAATCGGTGGTGACGTTGATCGTACTATTGGAACTACTGATGTTAAGCAGACTCTTAAAGTTTGGAATGAAGTCTATTTATATGAGACTAATCGTTTAGCACAACATTTATATGTTCCTAACTATAGAGATCCTGAACAGGCTAGATATCGGTTTAATAGAGAAGGAGCTGAATTTATACAGGCTTTACCAGGACCAGCTGACGTTGCAGTTGGGACACGCTTAGTTTTAGAGAACTCATATCGTTAGTGCTTCCCCCTGTTATTCTTAGAAGTAGGTTAATTTTGAATTCATGGCAATAACTTATTTTCAGGATACTATTTGTTACACGGAGACTTTAACTGCTCCAGTAAATCCTAATACAGCATTAGAAGTAGCTGTTAATAATCTTTTTTCTACGAAGGATTACACTTTTATGGTGACTGTTGCAAGTGTAAATACCAATGTAGTTGTTAATTTAGAAGGAAGTATAGATGGGACAAATTACATAGCTATTGTTGCTAATCAAACTATTTCGTCAAACGGTACTACTCTTTACAATGTGACTGGCAAACCATTTAAGTGGTTACGTGCAAACTTTGTTAGTGAATCTGGTGGAACTGCAGCAGAAGTAACCTTTAGTATCGCGGCTGTATAAAATGGCTGTTAAGCCTACTACACGAGCTGGTTATCGAAACTCAGCAAGACCTCATAGGTGGAGGAATCCTGTTGCTAGAGAGGAGTCTGTTGATACAGGTTTTGGAAAATTTTCTTCGCGTGTAAGACCCTTTCGGTTAGCTGGACAAAGAGACTTGTCTTCTGTAAAAAGTGGTAGCTTAAGTGCTCCTTATGGTATAGGTCATCAAGAAGGTGGTTATGTCTCTGGAAGCCCAGTTTTAAATAATGAAAGAGATCAATGGGAAACTTTCCCAAATGATTGGCAAACTTTTTCTAATGATTGGCAAACATTTCCTAACGATTGGAAAGCTATGGAAGAAGGTGCAGGTGTATTTTTTGATAATTCTTTTATGTATTGATATTCTGGTAAAAACTCTTCAGTTATAATTAAAATTAAATCTATTTGTAAATAACAGTGTCAAGCAGTAGTTCAAATAAGCAGCCATTAATGGTGGACCGTCCTGCCACTACGTCAACAAAGATAACTGTTGCGTCTGGACAAACTTTTAATAATGGCTTAGTACCAACAGCAGCTGGTAACGCAACAAAAATATTTGACTGTGATTCTGCATTAACAGATACTTCAATTAGTGGTGCTTACATAGATGAAATATGGTTTCAATATTCACGACAAAATATAGGTTCATCCCAAAGTATTGATGCTCAAGCAGAGGAAACAAGTAAAGCTTATGCAGCAAACTCAACTTCTTGTGTTATAACTGCTGGGCATAATTTTCAGATAGGCGATGAGGTATTTATTAACTTCACCACTTGGAGTTCTGGTTCAGTACCTGCTGATGGTTTATTTACTATTACTGCAATAACTAATACTACATTTACAGTTACAATTCCATCTCAAGGATCAATTACTGGTGTATGTAGTTATTACTTACCAGTACCTTTTTGTATATATTTAGTTAACACTGGTACAGTCTCCAGTACAGAAGATTATTTCCCTTTACTTCAATTTACTATTCCTGCAACATCTAATAATATAACTACTAGTTTAACTACGAAAAAAATTCTTCCTTATATAAATCATCCAACTGTGCAAGCTGGTACCAACTTTACATCTGCTAATAATGAAGTAGCTCCTAAACAAAGAGGTTTAATGTTAAAACGTGGTCAGGCACTTTATGCATCTGTTGGTGGTCAAGTTGCTTTAACATATCCTTTCTATGTAAATGTTCAGGGTGGTTATTATTAAGTTTTAGCTATGGCCTTTGAAGTCAAGGGTTTTAAGGATTTTAATAAAGGGTTTTCAAGAGGTTTAGGAATACAATCTCAATTTAATAAAGCACAAAAAGATTGGTCAACCGGAGAAGAAAATAGTGAAATAGCTTTTTATAATACTGATTCTTTATGGTCTAGGTGGCGGCGTGGATATGAATTATTTACAGCAACTCAAAGTTTTTTAGGTTCTACTGCTGACGAAAGATCTAAAAGAGGTGATTATAGACTTTATTTTACATTCCAGCAGTTTCCAGGGGTTTTTATACCCGCTCGTGTTTATTCTTTTCCTTCTACTAATCAAGAATTAGGGGAACAATTAGTAGGAATGCGGGATACTGATGCATTTAGTTTTTATAAATTAGGACTTCCAATATTAAATGTACGTTACTTAGGAGATTCAGTTAGAGATGTTTACCAGCAAGTTGGGACTACTGTTTATGTATATGAAGATAATCATGGGTTATATGTTGGAGAAAATGTTTGGTTAGACTTTTTAACTGGTTCAGGGGTTGATGAAACTGCAACAATAATAGGAGTTTGGGATAATGTTTTTGCTGTATCCGTTTCTAATTCCGCAAGTACTAGTGGCTGGGTTGATTATTATGTATCGACAAGTTTTGGGGATAGTCGCTGGAAGTGGATGATGGTTCAACTAGCTTATCTTCCTACAGATGTCAGTATTTTAGCTAATGAGCGTTTAGCAGATCGAATTATAGAAAAAGATCCTGGTATTGCAGGTAGCTATTCACGAACAGGATCAACTGTTACTGCGACAGCTAGTTCTGCACATGGCATGTCTACTGGTAATGATATTTATATTAATTTTTCTGATATTGCAATAAGAGATGGTCGTTATAAAGTAACTGTTCTGAATGCAACTCAATTTACGTTAGTTACGGAAACAAGTGGGACATCTTCTGGGACAATAGCATTTAATAGATTACTGCGTGGCCGTAGGAATGATGATTATGTAGGTTATACAATTACTGGAGCAAGAGTTGATACTAATGAATTGGTATTCCAAAGAAAAGATAGTTATGGAGCTAGTACAACTAATAATAAAACACGAACAACGGTCCCAGCACACCGTGGTTTTGAAGTTTATGACAGCAATGGAAAGCGTAGATTTTTAACTACAGAGTTAAGGTGGCAGTGTTCTTGTCAGGATTTTTCACGCCGTGATAGTTATGATTTATATAGTGAATTAACAAATAGACGTTTTCCACGAACAACTATACGTTCAACAAAACCTGGTCAAGTTTTACAATCAGATAATAGTGTAAGTGATATAAGAGACGAACCTGGTACTTTTAGGGATCTTGGTTTTGTCACAATAAATAATTTTTATAAATTACCTAAATATGAAGATAAGGCAGAGTATTCAGTTCAGAATTTGATGTATTACCAATTACGTTGGTGTAAACATATTTATGCGGCTATGTTTGCTTTACAGCATGACGAAGGTAATCAGCCTTTTAGTTATGACGCTGTTTATCAACAAACTGGACCAAATATCGAGTTTACTGTTGCTGCAGGACATAAATTAACTCTTAATACACGAATTCAAGTTGATTTTAGTGATGGTGCGGCAGAATCGGGCGAATATATTGTAACTAGTGTACTAGATGAGAAGCATTTTAATTGTGTTTATCCTTTTTCTAGTACAACAAGAGGAAATTGTAAAGTTACAAATTTAAAGAAGCATGAGTATGTTAAATCATGGCTTTTAGAACCTAATGACATGCCTGTTGGAGAGGGTTTGAAGAAATTTGAAAAGAAATTTGAAAAAGAGAAAGAAGCACTTCAAAATGCTGTTCAAACAACAATGATAGGAAAGCAAGCAACACAATGGAGTGGGCAGAAAGAAATTATTAGTGATTTTGGTAATCCTAAATCTATTGCAGATTTTGATCCATCTGTTATAGGTATGACATTGACAGATAATATAAAAAGAGGTGCTAATAATAAATTAGATAGAGATGGATTAAGTAAGAATCGCACTAATAGATTAACTACCTTGATAAATAAACTATTTAATCAAGCTCCAACTTTATTACAAGACATAAAAATTGGTATTATTAATAAACCTTTAGATGAATATACAGAAGAGTTTGAATCAGGTTTAGTGGATGGTGGGACATATACAAATGGAATAACTTCTGGTACAGCTGCTGAAACTAGTATTTTAGATGCTAATACTTACTCTCCTGTAACACTTCAAGACACAGTTGTTGATTCTAATTTCTATATCAATAACTAAAGTAAAAACTGCTAGTATTTTATTATGGCTGTACAAATTCTTTCTCGTAGATCTAATGTCTTATTTGACCGTCCCTACCCCACTCGTTTGGGTGTTGGGGAGTTGGCTCTTAATTACAATGCAGGTGAGCCTGGACTCTTTTTCGTTGATAATACAGCTTCTCCTTCAACCAAATTAATTAAAATAGGACCAATAGCTATAGGTGCTACGGCTCCTAATAACTCAGCAGCAGGTTATACATCTTTAAGTAAAGGGGAATCATGGTTGGATACGACCACTACACCTCTTTTTAAAATATATGACGGTTCTAATTGGCAAATACCTAAAGCGGTTGTATCAAAGAGTGCGGGTTATCCAGCTAATCCAGTGGATGGAATGCTTCATTACAATGAATCTATACCAGCATTATATATTTATAATTTAGCTACGACAGCTTGGGTGGCAGTTTAATTGTGACTTAGTAGATGATCTAAAATTCTATCTAATTTTGTGTGAACTGCTTGCATTTCTCTTAAGAAATCTTCTTTTAAAACGTAATCACAGACCACTTTATTATTTAAATTATCAATATCACGTTCTAAAGACTCAAATCTTTTATCTAATTTACGATTAAAGTTATTTAAAGCCCGTGTTAAGCCTAAAAAAGCCCCTACGCTTCCTGAAATAACAGCAGCAATGACTTCCGGTTCCAATTTAATACCTTTTTTCTTTATTCTAAGAGAGTTTACAATTTAAAATATTAAATAGTAACGGTTAAATACATGGCAACAGGATATGAACCCAATATAGAGGGTGCATTAGCAGTTTTAGTTGATTTAATGACTGCTAATGAATTTACTATGACAAGACAACCATATGAACCTAATTATAGAGGTTTAGTAGACGCAATAATCGATTTAAAAGATGGTTTTCCTGTTTTTTCTCCAGCTCGTGTTGGTTTTGATGTCACAACTTTCCAAGATGTCACAAATGGAGACGCTTTATACATGAGATCCTCTGATGGGAAGGTAGGAAAAGCAAGTGCAGCAGATGGAACACTTGAAAACGCTCAGGTCGTCGGTTTTGCTGATTCAACGGTATCTTCAGGCAGCCAAGTAAAGGTTTTAGTTGCTGGTATTAAAACAATGCCATCTACAATCGACCCAGGAGACACTTATTTCTTAAGTGCTACAACCGCAGGTGAAATAACAACAACAGCACCTTCAGGAGCAGGGAAAGCCGTTACGAGAGTAGGAGAGGGAGCTACTACAAGTGTATTTAGT